CGTGCCGTGAATGCCGATGGGTCGGTCATTACTGATCAAATGGAGCGGTTTCGTCAGGCCTTTGAGCTGGGATACATGGCCTGTCGTAAAATTGAGGGAGGCGCCCAGTGATCCATGAGTTTTCAGTACCGTTTGAGGTTGTCACTCCGGTGGGAGATGGCCGCGCCATTTATGTGCAGGCCGCTGGGCCCCTGGAAAATGACCTCTGGTGCGTGGCGCTCAAGGATGGCGGCCGACTCATGCATTTCCGTACCGATCAGATCCGCCTTTGGGCAAGCGGAACTTGGTCGATTTCCAAAGAGGATTTGTGACCGCATCAGCCGAAGATAATGCGGACATGCAAATGATCAGCGATGTCCTGGCACGACTTGGTGAACATTTTGACAGCGTCCAAATTTTTGCCAGCCGACAAGAAGTGGACGACGGCGATCAGTCGGTTGTCAACATTTACAGCGGATGTGGGAATTGGTTTGCCCGATATGGCCAAGTCAAAAACTGGCTCATTACTGAAAATGAACGCACAAAAACCCGCGTCCGAAACGAGATCTTTGATGAGGAGGATCAGGAATGAGCGCTGGAAAAGGATCGGTGCCAAGGAATTGTTTCACGCAAACATTCCGAAATAATTACGACGCGATTTTCCAAAAAAAAGATCCTGATGCTTATATTAGCACAGCGATTCGCCACATTATTGCCACCGAACCTGATGATGACGAACGGCACAACAAATTGGTTGGATTGTCTTTTGCCAAGGCCGGTCAAATGCTGGCGCGTCAAAATCAAGAAAATCGCCGCACCGTCTCGCCGCACCCCGAGGTATGAGTTTCAAGCGCGTTTGCACGGCCACAATCTTAGGGAAACGGTGGAGCATCGGTTTTGGGTTTCCCGGCCGTACTGCTGGGATTGTCGACGACGGGTCAGCCGACAAACACCAGCGCCGAATCGTGATCCACGCCGCGCACAATGGCCGCACCCGCTCCCTCGTGGAATGCACCGTTCATGAACTCCTGCACGCCCGATTCCCCGACATTGAAGAGGAAGCCGTTACCGAGTTTGGAGAACTGGTCGCACGGGTTTACGAAAAACTTTCAGCACACGAGTAACAACCAAACCCAACAACACCATGAGCGAAAGCACCGCAGTCAAAGGGACATTTGTCCTATTTAAAAACATCAAAAAAGAGGGCGATCACCCCCGCAAACCCATCTATTCGGGATCCATTGAACTGCCTGACGGCACCAAGTTTGATCTGGCCGGATGGATCAACGAGGGCAAAGTCGGTTCCAAGATTGAGGGCCAGAAATATATCAAGGGGGAAGTCAAGGATCCCTGGGTGCCGACGGCCCGCGTCGAGAGCCCGGCGCCGAGCGCCAAGAGCCAGCCCGATCACCCCGTGCATGGCGCCGATGATATTCCCTGGTAAATGATTCAGACCCCGCATCCCGTTCACCCGATTGTTGAGCTGATTGGCCGCCGAAAGGATGGTCGGATCGCTGCTCGGGTGGGTGAGCGGGAGCGGATCTTTACACGCGATCAGCTTGCCGCTTTCATCACGGCTCGGGAGGAAGGGATCCGGTTGGAAAAAGCGGACCCGCTGCGCTACGGAATTGAACCGGCCTCCTGGGCGCGTGCTGATGCAGAACGATACCGGTTGAGGGAAAAGTATCCGGTTGGTGTGATTGAAGAATGGAACCTTGGCGGCAATCGGGCCGGAAAGAGCGAACGGGCGGCCAAGCGGATTGTGGAACTGATGATTCAAAAGGACTTTGCTAAAGTTTGGTGCCTACAGTCGACCGAGGCCAGTTCCATAGAAAACCAGCAGGGCCTCATTTACAAATACTTGCCGCCGGAATACCGCTCAGAAACGGGAAAACTGAGGCAGGGAACCACGACTAAGATTAATTACAGCGTTTCGGGTGGATTCACGGAGAACAAGCTAGTGCTGCCAAATGGCAGTATGTGTGTTTTCAAGTTTTACTCCATGGATGTCAAAAGCGTGGAAGGTGCCGAGTTGGATTGTGCCTGGGCCGATGAGTTGGTCACCCCTGATTGGTTGGAAGCGCTGCGCTACCGACTACTGACCCGCAACGGATTGCTTCACGTCACCTTCACCCCAGTGGCCGGGTATACGCCGACCGTGGCCTCAATCCTCAATGGTGCTGTGACCACCGAGGAGGCCGCCGGGGAATTGCTTCCCAAGATCACCGGCGATGGGTGCGAAATGGTTCCGCTCATCCAACAACCGCTGGCCCGTAATGCCTCCATCATTTATTTTCACACCCAAGAAAATCCTTTTGGGAACTACCCATCACTCCGAGTCGTGCTGGAAGGGAAGAACCGGGAAACTATCCTCTGCCGGGCCTATGGGGTAGCCACCCGATCCCGCGTTTCCCGCTTTCCGCGTTTCCGCGATGATGTCCATGTGGTCGATGCCGAACGCGTCCCAACGGAAGGAACCAATTTTCAAATTGTCGATCCATGCTCCGGCCGAAACTGGTTCATGATCTGGGTGCGGGTCGATATTCGTGGTCGCCTCACCGTTTATCGGGAATGGCCGCCGGTCGACCGCTACATCACCGGCGTCGGCGTGGTCGGCCCGTGGGCGGTGCCCAGCGCAAACAAGAGCGATGGAGATCCCGGAGATGCACAGAAAACCTTTGGGTGGGGATTACAAGAATACAAAGAAGAAATTGAGCGCCTTGAGGTGGGCGAGGTCATCACGGAACGGTTTATGGATTCACGCTACGCCAACAGCTCCACCCTAGCCAAGACCGGCACCACGACCTTGCTGGAAGAATGTTCCGAAATCGGCATGGAATTTCTGGCCACTAGCGGAGAACAAATCGACGAAGGAGTCGACCTAATCAACAACCTTTTGGCCTACGATCCCGACAAGCCAATCGGCCCCGACAACGAACCTCGACTCTATGTCTCCAGGGATTGCGTAAACGTGATTTATGCACTCAAAGAATGGACTGGTGCCGACGGCCGCAAGGGGGCGCTCAAAGATATTGTCGATGTGCTCCGCTATGCCGTCCTAGCAGACCTGCAATACCTAGAGGGGGATATTTTGCGCCCGGCACAACATCCCGGCGGGTGTTACTGAACCTTCTTAAGGGTATTGGGTTTCGACCCTATTCTGACCCGAAATGTCATTTAACGACGGAACTGGGTCAAAGATTGAGCGGATCGGAGCACTTGATGCCGAGGGTGACCTTGGTGAAAACCTCTCCATCCTCACAACGGAACTGATTCAATCCACCCGCGACGCGTTTTGGTACTATAACCGCAGCGAGAAAGCCTATCATACCCGGCTCAACCTTTGGAATGGGCAATCTGCCGATGGCCGTAAGCATGGGGCGGATCTCAATGCCCAACCCTTCCCCTGGGAAGGTGCCAGTGACATGAGGCCGCGCATCATTGACAGCGCGATCAACGAGCAGGTTGCCCTCATGATGAGCGCTTTCACCCGTGCCAACACTCAAGCCGTGGCCATGGATGGCATGGATGTTGAGTATGCAGAAAAGGTTTCCACATTGCTTAAATATGTCATTTGGAACCAAATGCGCCCTCAGATCCGCCGCGAGCTGCAACTTGCCGCCAACTGGCGCCAGACCTATGGAGCCAGTGTGACCAGTGTCATGTGGGATCAGCAGCTCCGCCGAACCACGCAGGAAATCACCATTGAGGGACTGGCCACCATGATGGCCGCGACCGAAGACCCCAATCAACTGGCCGCAGTCAAACAGCAAGTGCTTGAGCAAGTCATGGATCCGCTGCGCGAAGAGGAAAATCTCCGTATCCTCACCGGAATGTCACCAATCCTCAAAAAAGGTGCCGCACGCGCTTGTCTCAAAGATCTGCGCGAAACCGGACGCTGTGAAATTCCGGTTCCGGAAGTGTTTTCGGCCATGCCTCGATGGAGCGCCCTCCTTCCGATGGTCGATGTGTTTTTCCCATGCATCACCGACGACATCCAACGGGCTCCCTGGGTAGCCCACCGTGAGCGTCTCACCGAAAGCGAGCTGCGCGACCGGATCAATACTCATGGGTATGACGAGGATTGGGTGGAGCAAGCTGTGAAGCGCAAGGGCTATGTGGTCGACACCTTGACCTCCAACCTTTTGCTTCTTTCCGAATCTCGACGCAACTTTTGGGGCATTTTGGATTACGAACGCCGCGACTTAATTGAGATTTTCCATTTTCACCGCAAATCGGTCGATGACGATGGGATTCCCAATGTTTGGAATACCGTCCTCTGCCTTGGGGTCCGCGATTGCGTCGGCCTCGATGAGGCGCTGCCCTACGAGCATGGCCAGTACCCTTACGTCGTACACCAACGCGAACAGATTTCCCGCACAATCCTAGAATCGCGTGGCATCCCGACCATTGCCGACACCTGGGAAAACGAGGTCAAAGCCCAGCGTGATGCCCGGGTTGATCGCACGTCCATTTCCGTCCTCCCGCCTATTTTAGTCCCCGCGTCTCGTGGCGCAATGAACCTCTCATTCGGCCCCGGCACCAAGTGGCCATCCCGCCGAGGTGAAGAGATCTCCTGGATGTCAATACCGCCGGGGGACGGATCCTCCATCGAAGTAGAAAAGGCCGCACAGACATCGCTCGACCGCTACCTTGGTCGCATGACCGAGAATTGCCCGCCCCAGCTCGCGCAGCTCCACCAACAGGATCTGGTCGATGGGTGGCTCATCGAAATGCGTCAGGTCATCGGTCAGACCCTTCAGCTCTGCCAGCAATACATGGCGGAAGACCAAGTGGTGCGCATCGTTGGACCGCTTGGCCGTCCTTGGAATGCTGGTCGCAGTGAAGTGCAGGGAATGTTCGATGTTTCCTTGGAGTTCGACATTCGTGATCTCAATCACGAACTCCTCAAAGAAAAGTTTGGCCTGATCCAAGCGGTCCTTGCCAATGACCGATTCGGCCGTGTCGACTACAGCAAATTCACAGAACTCATGTTTCGCAGCATCGACCCCAACATGGCCGGTGCCGTCCTGCAGCCGATGGAACAGGCCACCCAAGCACAAGTGGCCGACGAGCAAAGCGCCCTCACGCAAATGGTGGCCGGAATCGAACCGCCAATGGATCCGCAGGGTGGCATGAACTACCAACTCAGACTTCAGACCCTGCAGCAATCCATCCAAATGAATCCTGAGCTCCAGCAGATGATTGCCGCCCGACCGGTGCTGTCAAAAATGGTTGAGAATCGGATCAAGTTCCTTTCCTTCCAACTCCAACAGCAGGGCAATGCACAGATCGGCCGCGTCGGAACGCAACCCGTTTTGCAAGCTGGCCAAGGCGCTGCGCCACGACAGTAAATGATCAAGCGACTTGTGGCGCTCTTGCGCGCAAAACCTTATGTCCTCCGTGCCGAGCGCATGGATGATGCGCAGCTCCTCGGTGCGCTTGCCGTTGATCCCGATCATCCCGTGCTCCAGGCGGTGCTTGAAGTCATTGATCGTGCCCGCACCGAAGCACGCTCTGAAGCCAAAGCCATCATCAAAAGTGACCGTGAAACCGTATTCGCCCTTGGTGGCGAGAACGGCCTCGACAAGTTGGAAGAGTATTTGCTCAACCTCCGCGCTGAGGCGATGAGGCAGCGATCCTAAGTAAAAACCCGCTTAAGGGTGCCGCAATCGGGCGGCAAAATTCGACGCATGAGACGTTCCTGCATTTCCGTCGTCCTGGCATTTGCCGGGAAAAATGAAGTGCTGATTCCGGCCTCTTGAGGGCCACAAAAAACTCATGAGCGAAAGCACCCAAGAAACAGCAGCACCCGCACCCGAAGCTGAGGAATCCTTCAGCGACATCCTAGAACATCTGCCTCCCGAGGTGGCTCAGGCGCTTGGAAAAACAAAATCCAAAACCGAATCTGAGCCCGATCCAACGGATGCACAAGAAGAGGAATCGGAAGCGGTGGAACCTGAAGAGTCGGAGGATGACAAGTCTGAAGACAAAAAGGATGACGAAGAAGAGGAGGAAGCTCCTGAAGGAGAAGAGGACAAGTCCGTCAAGAAGCTTGAAAAACGGATCGACAAGCTGACCCGCCGTCGCAAAGAGGCCGAAACCGCAGCGGAATCCCTCCGCGCCGAAAACGAAAACCTCAAAGCCGAAGTGGAAAAGCGCAGTGCGATCAAATTGGAGCCGACTGCAGAAGACCCTCTTGCTGACATGGACAGCCCTGAAGATCTGGAAATCAAGGTCTCAGCGGCCAAGAAAGTCCGCGCCTGGGCTTTGCAAAATCCCGACGGCGCCACGGTGACCAACCCGGACGGCACGGAGCGCTATGTTGATCGCGCCGAGATTGCCCGGTACGTCGCCCAGACTGATTCCCTCCTAACCGACCATGCCCCGGCTCGAAGGGAATACCTTCGCCAGCGTGATGCCATCCTTCCGGAAGCCAAGTCAACCTACCCCGAACTCTTCAAAACAGGTTCCGCCGAGCACAAAGTGCTCGTTGACACCCTCAAGCAGGTTCCGGCGCTCAAGCGCTTGCCCGGCTATGAGATGGTGATCGGCGATGCCATGCTCGGAATGAGCGTCCGCCTTGAGCGGGCCAAGCAGGCTGAATCCAAAGGTTCCGACGCAAAGAAATCAGCACCTCCTGCCACCAGGAAAGTGATCGCACCCGCGATTCCCAAATCCTCGGCCAGCAGGCCACCAGCCGCCTCAACCAAAGGGAAATCCAACCGCTTTGACCGTGTGGTCACTGGCGGATCCGTGGATGACCTCGCGGCCTACTTTGGCGGTTAATCCAACTCAAACACTCAAAACACCAAAATTATGGCAGCTACAAGCTATCTCAATTCGATCGGTAAGAGGGAAGACCTCTCCGACATCATCGCCGTCGTCGACGCCAAAGAAACAGTCCTGACGTCCTCCATCAAAAAGGGCTCCAAGAAACCCAGCAACGCTTACGTTGAGTGGCTCGTGGATTCCTATCCTTCCACCAGCACTTCCGGAACCGTTGACGGAACCGAAGTTGCTTACACGGATGCAGCCGACTTTGCGTCGACTCGCTACCGCATCGGCAACTACATCCAGCAGTTCCGTCGGGTCCCCGGCGTCAGCCGCCTGGAGGAAACCGTCGCCACCGTCGCCGGTATCAACAACCCTGATCCCCAGGGTGTGGCTGGAGCCACGGAATTCGCGAGGGCCAAAGCAAAAGCCGTCGTAATGGTCAAGAGAGACATCGAGGCTACCTGCCTCAGCGCCAACGGCGCGGTTGCAGGAACCGGTTCGGTCGCTTACAAGACCCGTGGTCTTGGTCAGTGGCTCTCCGCTTCGGCTGATTCCGTTGCCCTCGGTCAGTCCAATGTGTTGCTCTCAAGCAGCCAGATCTATTCTGGCAACCTGAGTGCATTCACCGAGGATTCCCTCCGTGGTGTGCTTCAGCAACGCTGGAGCGTGACGGGCAAGGGTGGCGATCTTCTCGCCATCGTTGGTAGCGACATCAAGAACTCGGTTTCCGATTTCTCGCGCTACCTCCCCAGCAAGACCAGCAACACCCCTGTGCGTTTC